ATAATTATTTTTCAGATTTGTGATAAACTTCAACGTATGCTTCACATTTTGGGCAAGTAAACGTAGAGTAGAAATCATATTCAGACTCCTCCCCATCATTTATATCTTCCATATCAAAATCTGCTCCCCATATGAGTTCAGTGCCACAGTGCCAACAATTCATTTTATTTTTATTATACTATTTTTATTTCAAATCGTCAAGGTCAAATAACAAACCCCTTTTCACGTAATATTTTTTTATAAGGACCATTAGGATTATTATCTCTAACATCCTTAACTTCTTTCAATAGATGATACAAACGTGCGTCTCCTCCTAGTGCAAGAGCATTGACGATGGTTGCTAAATCTTTATCATTAATAGGTAATTCCATTAGGAAAAAAATAGTTCTAAGTTTACAGTTTTTTCAACATTCCACCCGATTGCATCTAAAATTGCTTTCAGTGGTTCAACAAAACTTTTATCAAATTGTAAATCGTAATCAACATACTTCTCAAGTCCAAGTTCTCTCGGAAAATCTTGAATGAATGATATTACATTCTCTTGAATGATATTTGGTTTTTGTAGGTAAAGAAATTTGACTTTCTCTCCATTACTGATGAGTGAATATTTATTGTCTAACTTATTCTTCTTTACATAGTGATTAAACAATAGTGCACCCCGTATATGTATAGGAGTTCCCTTTTCATATATTGTAGAATGTGCTTTGTACTTTTGAACATTTGATGCAGTGCGAGGAAAAGCAATCTCTTCTGGTGGTAGTTTTTTAAATTGTTTTCGAGACTCATCAATAAAATCTATTACATCTTCTTCTGTTCCATTCATCATTAACTTCAATGCATTCTTGATAAGTAAACGACAAGGTGCAGGAGTTGATGATTTAACTGCTTCAATACCCATCATCTTGAGTTTGGGTTCTTCATATCTGACACCTTCACTATCCCATACGTTTAGAATATATCTTTTCTTTGCTGTCCAGATGCCACGGTCTGCGATATTCTCTCGCTTCATAAACATCTTTTGGTCATAAGCATTTACGTAGTTCGCCAACGTTTCATAAGAACTCGTAATATACTTTTCAAGTTCCATCTCACAGATCTTATTAAGGAACGACACAATGCTTTCATTAGTCGTCTCTCTCCCTTTGTATACAGTTTCAACCAAAGGACCCAGATTAAGGTAGATGGAATCAGTATCGCTGGCAATAACATAGTCTTCGTTCTCCGTTTTTAAAATTTTGTTTAGATACTTGTTCATACGGTTTTCTATCCAACGAATAGAAACCTGACCAGATAGTGTAATAGCTTCTGCGTTGGCAAGTTTATAATAGCGAAAATATTGATTACCAATAGCACCATAAGCAGAGTTAAGAGAGATCTTTTTTGCCATCTGAATATTGTTACATCTGGCAATTTCTTTCTCAAGTTTTTTAGTTGGAGTTTTTTCATATGCTTGTTTTGCTTCTAACATTTTTTTCTTGAAGACAACTCTTTCTGCATACATCTTTTCCATTAACTCAGGAAGAAATCCTTTTACATCTTTCCTATACTGAGCACCATTTGCACAAGTTGCATATTCACCACTTATATCTATCTCCTGATTGAGGAGTCCATCAACATTTGCACTGGGATGTTTTGTTTCCATCAAAGTTTCTGGTGAAATATTGTATTGCATAATCAGATGCGGATATAGACTATTCAAGTCAAAAGATACCACCCAATCATACTTGCCAGGTTTAGGTTCTTTTACATATGCACCTGCATACTTGTCTGATTTATTTGATCTATTTTTTGGAGGAATGACAATGTTTCTTCTTTTGAGATAATTGTATATAATAGTATCCCACATACGCACCTGATAAAAGACATCTTCATAGTTGACCTTTGCATCATATGCCATTGTCAATGCAAGTTCAATCAACTTCATCTTGTCTTCTAATCTGTCAACCAGTTCAACGTCAATGATGTTATATTCTACAAACTTTTGCCAACCTTTTGTATAGAAGTCCTTGAATGTATCAAACTCTGAGTGGTCAAGTTTCTTTTGCCCAAGTTCAACACTTGCGATATAATCCAAACGATATGACTCTTGTGCTTTGTAAGTAAACTTCTTATACAAATCAAGATAGTCTAACTGCGATACACCACCAATGTCATATGAAATATGTTTACGACCTGCGATAAATGTTTCTTCTTCTGTTACCAATCCCCAAGGTGACATTCTCTTCTTTAGTTTCTCACCAAGTATTCTGTCAATACGACGACAGAGATATGGAATATCATACAACTTACTGTTCCAACCAGTAATAACTTCTGGTGTATTATCTTCAATCATCCACCAATTGATAAAATCAGTAAGAAGTTCATACTCTGTCCTAAATGATTTGTATATTACATTCTCTTGCTTATTATTAAATGCACCAAGACCCCAAGTACGAATTTGTTTTGTTGTATAATCTTGTAAAGTAATTAATAGTATTTCTTCTGCACAAGATTCTACATCAGGGAATCCATATTCTGATTTAACCTCAATATCAATTGTAGTTAATTTAATTTGTTCAATATCAAACTTTAATTCTGTTTCTGGATACTTTGATGAGATATACTGATAGATAAATCTTTCATTCCCATAAACATTAAAGTTCTCTACATCATTATATTTTTTAATGAACTCACGACAATCTCTTACTGTGCCAGGTTCAATTGGTTCAACGGGCGAACCATCAAGTGTTTTATATTTTGTCTTTCTTTTTGAATCTACAAATAGTGTTGGGTAAAACTTTTCACGAGTAGCAAAGTGTTTACCATCTTCATATCCACGAACCAAGAAATTATCTCCGACCATTTGGACGTTGGTATAAAATCTCATTACGCAGTTAATTCAGTATATTTGTCTAGTATTGTACCATTGGGGTCTGCAATCGTCAATATATCTTCTGACCTTATCATAAACTCTGTTTGATTTGTAATATCTGCTTTCCAAGGCACCATATCATCAATGCTATTGTAAACATAGGGTTTAATTAATTTACAATTAGGATTTCCTAATTCAGCATCAACTTCTATAATTTCTGAAATTAAAGTACAGTGAGCATTTAACATTACACATTTAATCATTATTATTGTTCCTGCATTTGAAATGATTTCATCTTATCTAGGTATAATTGAGTTACTGACTCAAGTGGTTCAACAACTGTTAGGACACTATCAACTGGTATAATCATCTGTTTATCTTTAGATAAGATAATCCAAGGAACTAACGAAACGTTAATACCATAATCTTGTTCTGGTATGTTATCTTCAGTAATTAATTCTTGTTCTTTTATTGTAACGACGTGAGGATTATCAAACAAATATGCTTGTGGATTCTCTTCACCTTCAGCAACTAACTCTTTCATCTCCGAAATTAACTGCTCACCAGTTTTAAGTAAAGTAAGTTTAATTGACATTTTTTTATTCTTCTCTCTTAATTATATCATAAAAAAAGGGATCGTCAAGATCCCTTCAAGTGCTCTCTCTTTGTATTCAGAGATATACTTTTTTTGCATGATGTTCTGGAACTACTTTACCCAACTTAACGGTAAGTAATCCATCTTTAAATTCGACATTCCTGACTTCAATATCTTCTGATAATGACCAGGCTCTGTTGAAAGATCGTTGAGCCAAGCCTTGATAGACATACTCGGATCCTGTCTCCTTAGTTTCTTTTTTTCCTTCGACGATGAGTTTTCCATATTCAGTGTAAACCTTTAGTTCTTTTTTACTGAATCCTGCTAGTGCAATTTCTAACACAGACTCAACATTATTTACATGAATAAGATTGTAGGGTGGATAGTTTGTTGTGGTTTCATAAGAATTGAAAAAATTATCTAGGTATGAATCCATACCAATTCCATTCTTAGAAATAATCTTCATTAATTCTGGAAGATTAGCAGTGTGATACTTTTGTAAGTAAGTCATAGTTCTCCTTTAATAAGCGAGTGTAAATTGTGTACCCGAAGGCGACACTACTAATTATAACACTTTCCATAAAAAAAGAGGTGGTAAAAACCACCCCTACACTATGAAACAAACACTTCAAAATAAAAGAGGGAGGTTGGATTCCTGTGTACCAACAAATAACGGGCATTACTACAGTTAGTAAATACGTTATTGCCTGAGTCCTACTTGGTTGAGTAGTTCTGCCATTGCTGACAGCGAGCACCACCTCTGACTCATCACCTTAACCAGCAGTTGCCAGTAAGTTTATTCAGTCACTCCCATGTTGCGTCCAACAAATATAGTATAACATAAAAAAAGAGAGTGTCAACCCCCTAATCAT